ACAACGGACACATAGAAGACATCTTTGGATTTAGGGCGACTTTTGAAACGATAGAAGACGCAAAAGAATTCTTGAAAGAAAATCACGAAGATTGGACAAACGAAATTGTGACTTACGATATCGGAACGGATAACGGAATCAATTGGAAAACCGTTGATTCAATAACACTTTAAAAAACCCGGCGGGGTTCGCCCCGCCTTTAAATTTAAAACAATGAATAAATTTGAACAAATGATTTGCGTCGGCATTTTCACAATTGGTGTTGGCGCGTTGATTGTTGGATTCCTTGCGTTCGCCGCTTGGTTTGACACGATTGTATTATGACACTTATTCAGCAAATAAAAGAACAGTTGAAGGAATTGGAATCCAAATCGGATTTCATGACCGTTCATGACAAGATATTTTTGTCAAGGGTTTCAAAGAAAATTGAAGACCTTGAACACCGCATTCGGCAAAAGTCGGATTTTTAATTTTTGGTTTTTTTATTACTTAGTTTTATTGTTGAAAACCCGTTGAACATTCAGCGGGTTTTTTTTGTAATTTAGTTACAACCAACAAAAACAAATGAACACCAATCAAAAGGGTTGTTTCGCGGAATACAAATTCGCGACCGCCGCAATGGAATGCGGATTGAATGTTTCAATGCCTTTGCTTGATTCGTCAAGGTACGATTGTATTGTTGAACACGAAGGGCGTCTTTCAAAAGTCCAAATCAAAAACGCAAATGACCGCAATGAATCTGAAGACAAAAAGGGTGTTCATGTTACTATGCTACAAAGCGGAAATTATTACAATAAAGATTTGGTTGACGTTTTTGCAATATATGTTTTTGACGGTTTCTTTATTATTCCAAATAAAGAACAACGCGCCTTCAGGTTTACACCCGGCGGAAAGTATTCGAATTTTTTTAATAACTTTGCACCATTCTTCAATCAGTAGGATTTTTTCATTGTTTCATTAGGAAAAAGCGTCGAATTTGTTCGGCGTTTTTTTTTGTATTTTTGTTAAATAAAATCACAAATCATGAAAGTAAAAATGACAAAGCGCATCAAGCATGGTTCAAACTTGTTTGAAGTCGGTGAAGTTTACACCGTCGGCGCAATCACCGGGCATGAATGGGTTTCAAAGGGTTATTGTGAAGAACACAAAGAAGAACCCAAACCCAAAGCAAAAAAGGCGAAAAAAGAAGAACCCAAAATTGAAGAATAATGCGACAAATTGAAATCGTATCGACAACGGGTTCGGAATTGATTACAACTTCAGACGTCAAAGACTACGTTCGTATTGACACAACCGCTGACGACACGTTGATTGACCGCATGATTGTCCAAGCGCGCATTTGGTGTGAAAACTACATTTCGCGTGACATTGTTGCAAAAGAACGAAAGTATTATTTGGACGTCGTTGAAGGGTTTATTCAAATTCCTTTTGCGCCGGTTGCATCAATTGCAAGTGTTACCGTTCAGGGACAAACGGCGGAATATCAGGAAAAAGGATTGAACAAAGAACAAATCATTTTGACAAGTGGTGTGAATCAAGTTTTGTCCGGTTCCAATACGCCGTACGCAAAAGAAGTTCTTATTACTTACACAACGGCGGGTTTGTCGGACGATTTAATCAAACAAGCATTGCTTCAAATGGTTTCAACTTATTATGACAATCGTGCTGACTTTGTTGAAGGCGGGCGCATATTAAGTGAAATCCCAACAAACGTGAAGTCAATTTTGGCGTCACACAAACAAATGTTTGTATAATGCAAAGCGGTGATTTCAATTCGCGAATTAAGATTTTGCGCCTTACAAAGACCGCGGACGGTTTCGGGGGGTTTACGTCAACCGAATCAACCATTGCGACGGTTTGGTGCAAACAAGTCGAGAAACGCGGGGAAATCGAACAAGAAGGCGGATTGCGGCAACGCAAACTTGAAATTGAATTGCAATTCAGGAAAAAGACCGCCGACCAAATTTTGGATTCGGACATTTTGCAATTTGACGGTGCAAGCGAAAAAATGAGAATCAACGACCGAATTGATTCGGTTGAAGATTTTTTCACAACAATCAAAGCGACTGAAATATAATGGCAAAATTCCAATACACCCGCGTTTATGTTGACCCTATTGATTTGAAGGAACTTGAATCAAAAATGAAACGTTTGTTCAGGTTATCAAAACAAGAATTATCAACCGAAGTTGGTGTTTGGGGACTTACAACGCAACGCCTTGCAAAGGAACGTGTCCCGAAAGACAACAACGACTTGATGAAGTCAATTAAAGCACAACGCAAAGGTGATGAAGCGGTTGTTGAAGCGGGCATGAATTACGCGCCTTATGTTGAATTCGGAACGGGGCGAAATGTTGATTTGTCCGAACTTGACGAACTTGGAATTCCGCAATCGTATGCGGCGCAATTCAAAGGCAAAGGAATCAAGGAAGTCAATTTGCCGGCGCGTCCTTATTTGTATAATTCAGCGCGCCAAGCATTGCACGAAATGTTGTCAAACATGAATCGTAAAATTAAAAACATTGTCAAATGAAAGACCCAATTCGTTTTGTCCGCAAAGGAATCCTTGACGCCCTTGACGGGAATGTTCAATTGGATTCGGTTGACGTCCCGGTTTATGGGCGCGTCCCTTCAAATGCGTCGTTTCCTTACATTCGCGTTTATTCACTTGAAACAAACGAAATTGACAACAATCGTGATTCATACAACACCGAAGTCATCACACGAATTGAAGTCAATACGCGTTTTGATTCCGACACCGGGGGTGAACTTGATTGCAACATAATAACCGACAAAATTGCGCAAATCGTTCGCACACGTTCGGGCGGTTATGTTGACCTTGGTTCAAATGGTTTCAAAATATACACTTCCGAAATCGAATCAATATCGTATGTTGAAGACGACATGATTGACAAAACTTATTTTCGTTCAATTATGGAACTATCAAACCGCGTGTTTCAAATATGAGAAGAATTGACCAAATCATTGTTCATTGTACGGCAACACCCGCCGGACTTGAAACAAGTGTTGACGAAATAAGAAGTTGGCATTTGCAAAGGGGATTCTCTGACATTGGATATCATTTTGTCATTGGACTTGACGGGTGCATTGAAGACGGGCGACCCATTGAAAAAATTGGTGCGCATTGCAAAGGAAAAAACCGTCATTCAATTGGCATTTGTTACGTTGGCGGAATGGACAAGGAAATGAAAAATTGGATTGACACCCGAACGCCCGAACAATGTTTGGCACTTGAAGAACTACTTTGGCAACTCAAAGGATTGTTTCCGCATGCGGGAATCTATGGACACAACAATTTTTCAACAAAGGCGTGTCCAAGTTTTGACGCCGTTGAAGAATACAAACATATAACAACCCAAAAAGCCGCGCACAATGTCTAACAAAAAGAAATTCAAGGAAACGAAAGTTGGAAAATTTTTGAATCAAATTGGTTCAACCATTGGTTCGGGACTTGAAGACGTATTGCCGGATTCGGGTGTTTTGGGAGTTGTCAAACGTTTAATTGAAAAAGACGAAACAATTCCACAACCGGACAAAGAAACGGCACTTAAAATGTTGGAAATGGATTTGGTTGAAATGCAAGAAGTCACAAAGCGTTGGCAATCCGACATGTCGGCAACGGGAACTTGGCTGACAAAAAACGTGCGCCCTTTGACACTTGTATTTTTTTCGGTTGCGTATGTAACGGGTTGGTTTTTGGAATACCCGCTTGATTCAATCCAAGGGGTTTTGTCACTTATTGTTGGCGCATATTTTGGAAGTCGTGGCATTGAAAAAGTCATGGGAAACAACCGTCACAAATAAAAAAATTTCAAATTCAAATTTCGTATTTTTGTTAAAAATTACGGAATCATGGCAAATGAACTGAAGTACACACACATTTTTCAACAAGTTTCTTTTGGGGATTTTGGTTTCCGCATTTTAAGTGAAGCCGAAACAAGCGTTTCCGGTGAACACTTTTGCGCGATTTCGCCCCTTGAAGACGCAACGATTGATTTCACTTCAAACGCGTCGGGCGGTGATTCAAGCGCAACGGATTTGGAACTATTGACCGGCATGGTGATATATGGTGATTTTACCGACATAACAGTTGATTCGGGAAAAATAATTGCTTATTTGCGTTGATATGTTGGGAAATGGAAATGGTATTGCAAAAGCGTCGGTTCGGTTTTTAATTCAAGCCGGATTGTACTTTTGGAATAGAATGTCAAAGGAATGGAATAAAGCGGCGAACAAATGGAATTCGCACTAAAAAAATAAAAATATGGCTTCACTTACGAACACAAAAATCAAGGATACTTACGACGGGTTGTTGAAGACAACCGACAATGACGCCCTTGGGGGAACTTATAAACTAATCACCGACGGGCTTGGAAATTCTTCCGGCGTTTATTTAGGAACGGGGGGCAATGTTGGAATTGGTCAATCAAGTCCAACGACATACAAATTAGACGTCAACGGAACGTTTCGCGCGGTATCAACTGCATATTTTGAAAGTGGTATCAATGCCGCAAGTTATATTTATCATTCAAGCGACACAAACACGTTTTTTGGTTTTCCCGCAAATGATACGTTTACAGTGACAACAAACAACGTCGAACGTATGCGCATCGATTCAAGCGGCAATGTCGGAATTGGAACGTCGAGTTCCGATACATTATTGCACACTTTTGGTTCGGGAAATGTCGCAAAATTTGAAACAACAAGTCTTGGTGGAATAAATTTATCAAGGGAAAACAATGTTGGTAATCATAGCACACATTATGTGATTTCTTTTAATAATTCAGACAGTGAAATTGCATACATTAAGACATTAAACAAAACGGGCGGAACTACAAGCACCGGCACGGGTTACGAAATGCAATTTGCAACGCCGGGTTCAGGTTATCAAACATTTTACACAAACGGTACAGAACGAATGCGCATAGACTCAAGCGGCAACGTTGGAATCGGAACGACGAATCCAAGTGAAAAATTGGAAGTTATTGGAAATGCTGTATTAGACAACGACAATGCAAAGCTTAAAATAAAAGGAGGCGGCGTCGACACCGTTGGAAGTATTGATTTTACATTTAATACCGATTCAACACAATATGGGCTTATTGATTTAGACTACAATTCGCGTTCTTCACAAGGATTCAGAATGAAATCTTTGTACCCTATAACTTTAGACGGGGTTACTCGACAAAAATTCTTGATTAGTGGTTCAGAGAAAATGCGCATTGAATCAAGCGGAAATGTTGGAATCGGAACGACTAACCCTTCAACAAAACTACACGTTTACGAGTCAAACTCTTTAGACCACATCACTATTGACGGAAATAATGGTGACAATAGAAATTTAAGATTTGCAACTGAAAACAGTACAAGGTGGAATTTATATGCAACGGGGACATCGGAAACGGGTTCAAATGTTGGTTCAGATTTAACAATTGCAAAATATACCGACGCCGGTGCTTACAATGGTAACGTTTTAACGATTAAAAGAAATACGGGCAACGTTGGAATCGGAAGAACCCCAACATCACACATTTTAGAAATCAACGGCGAAATGAAAATTGTTGGTTTGGGCGCAAGTGAAGGCATTGACGCATTTAATGACGCATCAAGACAATGGGGAATCAAATCAACTTCCGCGGGTACAGATAGCGGAATGAAATTTGAGGTGCAAAATTCAGAAAGTATGCGCATAGATTCAAGCGGGAACGTCGGCATAGGTACGTCGAGTCCTGCGGGTAAACTTGCAATAAAAGACGGAAATGTTTATATAGACAGAGATACAACTTCAGGAAATTATGCTTTTGGATTTTACCGTTCAGGTGCTGAAAGAGGAAGACTTGGATTTGATTATTCAAGTTCAACATTAAACTTACAAGCCGACGGTGTGATGACTTTCTTAACTTCGGGAGAAAACGAACAAATGCGCATTACAAGCGCGGGACGCATACACTTTTACAATTTGCTTGGAAGTTCAGCAACACAATCGGACGTTAGATATGACACGACTTCCAAAGAACTATTTTACAACACTTCGTCCGAAAGATACAAAACCGAAATTGTTGATTTGGAAAACACACTTGACAAAGTGAATTCATTGCGTGCGGTCAGATACAAAGACATTGAAACCGAACAAGAAACAACGGGTTTAATTGCTGAAGAAGTTATTCAGATAATTCCCGAAGTGGTATTAAAAAAAGAAGTTGAAGGTTTTGACGAACCGCAACCGGAAGGAATTAACTATTCAGATTTCGCACCATTTTTAATAAAAGCAATTCAAGAATTGAAAGCGGAAATCGAAACTTTAAAATCACAAATAAATTCATAAAAAATGGCAAATACTTATAATTGGGTTATTGGAAACCTAAACGCAAAAATCGAAAGTGACGGCATGCAAAACGTCATTGAAAATGTACATTGGCGTTTGCAAGCAACCGACGAAAACGAAAACGTTGTTGACGTTTACGGTTCATGCGGACTTGAAGCGCCTGAAGCCGAATCATTCATTTCATTTGATTCACTTACGCAATCGGATATTGAAGGTTGGCTTGAATCAATCCTTGACGTTGATTCATTGAAAGCCGGACTTGATTCGCAACTTGAAAGCATTGCAAACCCAACACACGTTGACTTGCAAATATCTTAATACTAATTTTTAAATTCTAAAATCATGGGAAAAGAAAAAAAGACACCCATTGAAATTGACGGCAATGAATACTTTTTTGAAGACTTAAAAGACGAACAAAAGGCACTTGTCAATCACATTGCGGACTTAGACCGCAAAATCGTAAATTCAAAATTCAATTTAGAACAACTTGAATTCGGGAAAAACGCGTTTGTTGACGCCTTGAAAAAAACTTTGTAAAGTGGGTATCATAAACGGCACAACTTTTTTGTTGTACAAAGATGACGTTGCAATCGGTCACACAACCGAAACGGCGGTATCTTTGAACGTTGATTTGCCAACAAGCACAAGCAAAGATTCAGCGGGATTTCAAGAAGTCCTTGCGGGCGTTCGTTCCGGAAGTGTTTCGGCGTCGGGTTTGGTAAACTATGACGACGCGGTAAACTTTGAAGAACTTGCGGACATGGTATTGACGCGCCAACGTGCTGAATTCTTTTTCACACAAGCGACCGGGGCGGACGGTTTGGTTTTCCAAGGCGAAGGATTTTTGACAAGCGTTGAACAAGTTGCGGATAGTGAAGTTGCAACAACCTTTGACATTGAAATTTCAATCACCGGATTGTTTTCAATCATTGACGAAACCGACGGCGAAGTTTGGAACGCCGCACAAGGAATTTGGAATCAAATTGACATCAATTGGAATGAAATTTGACAAATTAAAAAAACGTATATTTGTATAAAATTTAATATCATAAAACCATGGCAACATCAGGAGTTTTCAACGGAACTGACCTTATTGTGAAACTTGACACAAACGGCGGTACACTTGCAAAAGTTGGTCACACAACTTCATGTTCAATTTCACTTTCAAACGATTTGCCGGAAGCTACAACAAAAGATTCGGCGGGATTTCAAGAAGTGATTGCCGGTGTAATTTCCGGGGAAATTTCATTTGACGGTTTGGTTGTTTATGACGAAAGCGGTTCACCAACACCAAAGAACGCGATTGACCTTGCGGATTTCTTATTGGCGCGCACAAAACTTGACGTTTCATTTGGAACT